AAGCGTCAGCCGCTGGTTGGGGATTAGGTTTATGGGGTGGTACTGTAGCTGGAGAAGTTTTTGATACTTTAGATGGTGCATTAACTTCAGGTTCATCAAGTATTGTCTTAGATGACTCAACTGGATTTCCTGCATCAGGAACAGTTTTAATAGATGATGAGCGTATTGCTTATACAACAAACACTACTGGTACAGGAACTTTATCAGGTTTAACTAGAGGGTCAGATAACACGACAGCTGCATCACATAGTGATGGAGCAACAGTAACAGATGCTTCAGAGTATACTAAATGGGGTGCATCACAAACAGGTGATATTATTACGGCTCCAGGTCTTTGGTCCTTGGACAATTATGGAAATAAATTGATTGCAACTATCGTTGATGGTGCAACTTTTGAATGGGATTCAGATGGTTCAACATCTACAAGAGCAACAATCATTGCTAATTGTCCTACAGCATCTACTCAAACTTTAGTATCTACACCTGATAGACACTTAGTTTGTTTTGGAACAGAAACTACAATTGGTACAACATCAACTCAAGATGATATGTACATTAGATGGTCGGATCAAGAATCAATTGACGCATCAACTTCTTGGGCACCTTCAGCAACTAACACTGCTGGTACACAGAGACTGGCCGACGGAACACGGATCGTTGGAGCGATAAGAGGTCGTGATGCAATTTACGTTTGGACTGATACATCTTTATTTATTATGAGGTTTGTTGGCGCACCTTTTACTTTTTCATTCCAACAAGTTGGAACGAACTGTGGATTGATTGGAAAGAACGCAGCGGTTGAAGTTGATGGATCAGCTTATTGGATGTCAGAAAATGGTTTTTTTAGATATACTGGTAAACTAGAATCTTTAGCGTGTTTAGTTGAAGACCATGTTTACGATGATATTAATACAGTTCCTAAAAACCATATCTATGCTGGATTAAATAACCTATTTGGTGAAGTGACTTGGTTCTATCCTGGTAGTGGTGCTGCATCTAATAATAGATCAGTAACTTATAACTTTATGGATTCAACACCAGAGCGACCTGTATGGACTACAAGTTCACTTGCAAGAAGTTCTTGGTTTGATTCTTCTATATTTGGAAAACCACATGCTACTGAATATGATTCAAGTGCTACAAGTGATTCAACCGTTGGTAATACTGATGGTGTTACAGTTTACTATGAACATGAAACAGGACAAGACCAAATTAAAGGTGGAGCAAGAACTGGTATTTCAGCAAGTATTCAGTCTGGAGATTTTGATATATCTTTAGCTCAAGGTGGTGGAGCAGATTTAAGAGGTGATGGTGAATACATGATGAAAATTAGAAGAGTACTTCCAGATTTTTTAACTCAAACTGGAGATGCAAGAGTTACATTAAACTTGAAAAACTATCCAACAGATTCAGAAGCTAGTTCTTCATTAGGACCTTTTACATCTTCGACAACTACAACTAAAATAGACACACGTGCAAGAGCACGAGCGATAGCTTTAAAAGTAGACAACACTAGTATTAAACAACATTGGAAACTTGGAACTTTTAGATTAGATATACAAGCGGATGGGAGAAGATAATGGCACTACCACTAAAATCATTAGGGTTAACTTCAGCACATAATCTTGCCGTAGCTAATATGCAAGAAAATCCTGCAACGTATGGAATAGAAAGTCAATTTGATTATGCGGCTGAGTCAGCAAAAGATATGGTTAATAGAGCATCAAATCCATTAACATCTGTAGTAAGTGCTGTGGGTAATGTTGCTGGAAGACCTATTTATGACTTTTATGATGCTGCAAAAGAATATGGAAAAAAAGGTTATCAAGGAGAATTTAGTTTTTCTCCTCAAGGAGCAGTTGATTTTTTAGGAAATTTAAAATCGTTAGGAGGAGAATTTTTAGCTCAAAAACCTCATATTATGATGGGAGGTGCACTTAAAGGTGGTATAGAAAGTTTAGGTACACAATTAGGAGAGGGTATTTATGATTTTATTTATAATCCTCAAATGAAATTTAAACAACAACAATTAATGAATAAGAAAAAACAAGACTTTCAAAATATAATTAAAGCAGCAGAAGAGAAAAAAGCAGCAGAAGCAGCGGCGGCAGCGGCGGCGGCAGCGGCAGCAGCTAAACAAAAACATTCAGGACAAGGCGCACAAGGTGGCGGTGGAGGTACCAATATCGGAGGTGGTCAACAAACTTCTAGTGGAATAGCTGGGGGAGCCATAAGTCATGGTGCAGCAAAAGCAGCCCGTGGTAGTATGTCAGGCTGGGGATTAGCTGATGGTGGATTAATAAACTTTTATAGATACGGAGGCTTTGTTTAATGGCTAGAATAGTACAATCATTAACGCAACCTTTAGAAAAATACGATCAACAAATACAACAGTCATTTGTTAGAGATGTTGATAGTATAGTACAAAAATTAAACACATCCTTTCAACAGGATTTAAAAG